ATACACCGCCACCATACACCGCGCCCACGGCCCCGATGAACTTTGAAAGCCTCGCGTGGTTAATTCTGGGGTTGAGTTAATGCCTTTACCCGATGCTCCCGCCGTATCTCCGCGCGTATATACCATATTGAAGACGAAAACTCTTGATTCCGAGGCTCCGAATAGCCTATCTCAAACAGATATAGCGAGCGTTGGTGATCCTATCAGCGTTGAACTACTGAATGAAGATGAGTTAAGGCGTCTAGTTTTAGTTAATCTAGCCCGTTTGACTGTCAAGCAGGAATGGGACGGACTCTTAGGGTGATTAAATGCCACTACCCGACGCAGATAAGAGATCCCCTAGGGTCTATACACTCTCTCAGAATACCGATCTTGAGAACCTAGCGTTTGCAACTATGCAGAGTATAGGTAATCCGATCAACATTGAAGAACTCAATGAGGATGAACTCCGCCGTCTAGTTTTGGTTAATCTAGCCCGCCTCAGTGTCAAGGGTGAATGGGACGGATTGCTTACTGCTGGCGGTGGTGGTGGCGGTGGTGGCTACATTACTGCGATTAATGCAGCGTTGGATTCATCGGGAACTGATTATGATAGGTTCCCCGCGTCTAATTTCCATACTAACGGGGTTGCTTCTTCAACTTGCAAACATTATACAACTTTTCTCCCTTTCATCGCTCCTAAATCGGGCGATGTCACCGAGATTGGATTAAGGCAAACAAGTACGGGGGCCATTACACTTTACGGCGGAATTTATTCATCAAGCGATACTACAAACGCGCCTTATGAATTACTCACTTACGGAACTTTTGATGCGAGCATAGGCACGGGTGCTGTATATGATGCGAGCCCAACGGGAACCGCAACTCTTGTAGCCGGAACTCAATATTGGATTGCTTTTACATCTAACAGCACAACGACCGGCGTTGGACTGGATATGGTGAACACCTATTATTTGCCGGTCTTATGGCCGGTTAAATGGCCCTTAGATAATGCGGGTTATCGAAGCACCCTTCAGACGGTGGCCACTACTACAACATCACTGGCGGCTTCATTTGATGTTGATGATTTGCGTCCATCGGATTTCAATTCTCAGATACCCCAATTTACAATTAAAATAGGTTGATTAAATGTCCACATATAGACGAGAGATTTATTTCAAAGACGGTGAAGTAGACCGTATTGAATTTCATGATGTTGAATGGGATTGGGTCCGGGCAAAGCGCGACGCTGATTTGACCGAGTGTGATTGGCGAGCCGTCAAGGATCGCGTCCTCCCGAATGAATGGAAGGAGTACCGTCAAGCACTCAGAGATATTACCGATCATACCGATGCCAACGCAGCCGCTGATAATTGGCCGGTGAAACCCGATGCCTAAGCCGAAGCCCACACAAGTCATTCGGCACGAGATCGTGTTAGGGCGTAGCGAAAGAGATTTGCTCGAACCCATCATTTATGCTAATGTAGCAAACAAGTTAGCGAACCCCATTGTTGAGATTCTCAAAGATACAACCGCCATTTATGCAATCGTGACCTTGATTGAACTATATACAGATATTGATTTTCCTATTCCTACTTTCGGTGATGCTAGTGAATTATGGGATGGGATCGCAGCAGGCATTCGAACCGCTAGAGAAAACAAGGCAACATATTCAACACCCCAAGAAGTGCAAATGGCTAAACTCACAATTGCCAATTTCCTCAAAGAGATATTTCAAAGCGATCTCGGTGAAACCGTTTTCAATGAAAAAGCGTGACCGTTTACCCCCTACTTGGAGGCTCACTTTCGGAATTCTTGAGCACTAATTCCTGCAAACCATCGCGTGCACGAGTCATCATCCGCAATTTATCTTCAAGTTCATACTTTTCCTTGAGTACGGCATCATGAACTGCCGTCCAATTCTGCTTTTCAATAATCGCTTGAGAGAGAACGAAAGAGCGTCCGGGGCGATCCGGGTTCCCTGCCTCCTTCTTAGGTATGGTTTGCCATATTGCGTATGCTTGAGGGGTCAAGTTCGCAGTTATTCCGGGCATATTCACACCGTCCATAAATCTAGAGTAGCCCAAGATTCACCGTTAGAGGTTTGGGCAGATTCGTAAAGATCGCGTGAAAGAGCAAAAGGAATTTTCCCGGCTTCAATTGGGTCCATTCCTTGAGTACCTGTTCTCGAACCCCTCGGCGCGGATTTATGACAACTGGCATAATTTCTACATGATTGTGGAATAAAATCTCTAGGAAAACGCCCCCATAAATCAGTGGGTTTCATTCGATCATCACCATATTGGCAATAAGTGACCGTGCAACGCTGATAGGGAGTCATGAACGGCTGAGTACGAAGAAGTGCGCGGGGGTTTTCCAGGATCCAATATGTCGGCCTTAACTGCTCGATAAGGTAGAGCGTATGCTTCACACGCTTAGTTTGAAGGAGCGCAGCCTCCGAAAGAGGCTTCTTAGTTTCAGGATCGAAATGAGTTTCCCATCTCATATTTGCCATAGAATAAAGAGAACATTGGGGAGAAGCCCAAATGAAAACAAACGGCCCCAATTCTTCAAGTTCTTCAACGGTGACATCTAGAATGTCTTTGCATATTGTGGGCATAAATTGGGGGTCGTTATCCACACTCACGACTTCGAACCCCATACGCGCCCATGCTGCCGTTCCTGAACAGGTTCCTGCCCATAGGTCGAGAACCTTCCAATGCTTTCTGAAGCGATCATTGAGAGGCATTCAATGCCACTCCGGATCATCGGTGTTATATTCATTTGCTACTCTTTGAGTTTCTAGGTTCGCGACTCTAAGCATTAGCGCACGAATCACCTTATCACGGTCCTCAAAGGCTTCTAGGATCTCATCACTGAGTTTCTTGATGCACTCAAAAAGGAGTTCATCCATTTCTCTACGGGTTATACTTTCACTTTCATTTTCATTCATTTTTTTTCGCCTCTGTACCCTGCGACCACTCTTTTATTTAATAACATTGCGGTTGAAGGTACTCCGTGTAGTGGCTTCAGGGGCTACGCCCCTTCAGCCACACCGCCCCCCCCTGCACTTTACCTGTTCAAGCCCAATTAGTCACCGGATAAGAAGATTGAGGTAGTATATCTGCAAATATTCAAGTGATAGGTATCAATGGGGTGGTTGTCGGGAGGGTGTGAGGAATGCTAGAACTCTATTTCATGGTTGCATTGGTATTGTTGCAGGGAATTACCCTTATTTTCATGGCATTTCTCGCCTCTCGCGGCACAGGGTTGATCCTCGAACTCTTTGCACAGTTAGATGGTCAGATTGCAGAGGCAATAACCAAACTAATTAACGAAGGATCGATAGATATTGAACCTCCAAACCCATTGCAAGCGATCATTGCGAACCTAATCGGTCAAAATTTACAGCAAAACACGCCGCGTGATCCCGGTGGGCAGTTCGTCGAGATCAAACCCAAGGTTGAATAACTACTTTCAGGTTCACTTTCAATATGGCAAAGAGAAAGGCTTCAAAAAGACGACGCGGGCCTAGGTACAAGAGTTTGTATTCAATGGCCGTGGCTTACGGGAATCTAGCGATCCTAAGTCAAGGGATTGCGGGAACTTCACCCGTAGGAATGATAATGCAGGGGGCCGACACTTACGATTCGGCCGGACTAATGACGACCGGGGCGGCTTCCGTTTCACTAGGTGACATTCTTCAGAACCCTAGTCAAGCGTTCTCAAGCATGAACGCGAACATAACACAGAACGCAAGCGCAATGATGATTCAAGCGATAACCTTCAATGCTGGTGCGAAGATATTCAGGAAGGTCATGTCGCGACCGTTTAGAGAGGCCAACAAGGTGATTCGACCTTTGGCTCTCGGAGTTCAATTGTAGGTGATCTAGGATGGCAACAAATACAGTCGTCGGGTCTTTGACCTGCTCTGATGGAACAACCATACCACTTCGCGCGGAAATCGCCGAAGGAACAGAAACCGCATTGACTACGGATGTTCTTCACACCGTTTCGGCACAGAATGTAGGAGATTACAAACCCGGCGGCGTCGTTGTCGCGGGCTCTGTCACCTTTGAGAACGGTGGGCAATATGCATACATCCTTTCTCAAGGACTCGTCGCCGCTCTGATCCCTTGGGGCGTTGCTGGTGTCGTACAAGATGTACCCGCGCTATGCAAGCCCTATCGACTGAAGGCTGGGGATCAGGTCCGGGTTATGAATCAGACTGCCGCAGATCGCGGAGCGGCAATGGCCGTCTATACCGGGCGCGGTGTTTCAAGAATTTTCACGAGCACTCCAACTGGCGCGGCGACCGCTCAGGAACTAACAGATCTGCAGACATCGAATTCAATAGGAGATACTTTGCAGGGAGATACCATTGTCAAATGGCAGGGCTCAAGCGTTGACGGACTCAAAATAGACACCAATGGTTTCTATGTCCTTGATGCACTTGGAAATGTCATTGGCGCATGTCCGGCAACAGACCCCGCCGATCAACAACCGCAATTCTCCGCTGCGTATAATGTCGGAATCGCACTGAACTACAAAGCGCAATACGCGACCGCATCCTGAGCGTGATTGAATGGGAAAGATGACGAAAGCGGCAGGACGCCGACGCCTAGCGGAGATATTATCGAAAGCGAAGAAACTTTACCTTCGGGATTTTATTTCAACTAAGGATTTAGATTCAATCGAAAGAATTTGTAAATCTCGCTCAAAGCAATTGAAGTGATTACATGATTCAAGCGGGCCTGACGGGCGGATCTGCAACCACTCAACGACCACCAGGATCCCCTTGGCTTCAAAATTGGTTCCTTCAATCTAATTACGGTTCGATCTGGGATCCTTCAACAAGTTATGAAAAGCCCTCTGACTACCTTACAGTGATAGACAGAGAATCAATTGACCTTCCCGGCTTAGGGCAAGGGGGTTATCCTACCTATACACCGCCACCATACACCGCGCCCACGGCCCCGATGAACTTTGAAAGCCTCGCGTGGTTAATTCTGGGGTTGAGTTAATGCCTTTACCCGATGCTCCCGCCGTATCTCCGCGCGTATATAC